GTTTTTGCCGTTTATACACCTCATCTATTTCAACGGGTATTCCGGTGTGTTTAATATCTGGTGGTATCAATTCTTTAACAAAATCGATCATGCAACAAGTTAAGAAAGGGGACAGTTTTTGTAAAGCACGAGCATCTTTTTGTGGTTTCATCACACGCCCATAGATCGAAGCTTGTTCATTATTTACTGTACGATCAGGAACAAATGAGCTAGGATACAACGGGGACATAAATGATACCATTAAGTTTTTAGCATCAGCTTGAAAATCAGATGGTTGTTTTATACACTGATAAGCTCGAATACCATAAATTGCAGGATACGCTACTGGGGCAGGTTTCTTCAACTTCTGCCGTAAATAATCACACAAAACAGTAGCGTTAACACGGGAATCATGAGTGTCTTCTTTTTTTAACCAAGATGCGACTGAAGCAACACCTGGCGTTGTTGTTGATACGCGCCAACTTGTTTCAATAGCATCATAGAGTTCTTTATTGATGCAGGTGTTGTTATGACTACCTATCCTAGCAATGCAACGATACATACCATCACTAGTTTGATAATCAACAACACCAAAATCGCCATCAATAAAAGACATTTGTTTTAACTCATTTGGTTGTAAGAAGACTTTAGATATTAAGGTACCAATAAAATTCCACCTACCAAGAGGTACCAATAATATAAATTCATGGTGTTTATCAACGGCTTTACGCTCAATAACATATGAGGCACAAGATATCCAATTTGAAACGACCACAACATCATCACCATAATTCCATACCGCATGTTGATAATGTGCGCCACCGGATACTGTATAATTAAACTCATTGTTTTTGTTGAAAGTAAAGCTATACTCACCAGTACTACAAGTGAGAGTTCTTGGCTGAAAAGAATAGATGAAAACTGGATTATCATGATTAAGAAGGAATTCCGGCATCTCAACGTAGTAATCTGTATCAACAACGAGTATGAGATCCCGTGGAGTAATAATATGATTACTGTATCGAGCATTAACATCTTTATGCCAATAATACTTTCTAATACAACTGACATCACCGTCATCAGCATCAGACCTAGAACTTTGATAAACGACCACATCCAAACCTGTCTTAGAGGCAAATAATTTCGCAACATTTCGCGCTGAGCTGCGATACGCTGCACTAAGAGGGTGAGTGTGGTCTCCCAAGGGGCGTGGTTCTGGTGGCGCCACCAAGCCCCGAAAGGTATTCCGCAAAAACTTAACGTTGGTGTGACTAACAAGATTAAGTTTATCAAGAACAAAAGAAGCGGCTTCCCGAATACGCTCACATACATGATTTCTGTTGATGTACACATAAGGAATGACATAAGTTACTGTCGTAAACACAGATGCACCAATCAATGGAAACAATGGATGATCAATTATTTTGAACGTACCGGCTTTTAAATTAAGAGAGAAGAACATGAGAACGAAAAGAACAATATGATGCAAATAAAGATTTGTTATTATTTACATATAGAACAGAACTAAATAG